AACGGGCTAGTGCGCTGCATATTACAACCCCAAATGGATGGAGAAGATGCAAATCGAATAAGGAAAACTGATGCAGCTGTCGAAGCATATCACGCCGACCTGCGCAATTGTACCATGAAGATGCAACCTTATTATACGGAGGAGGAGCAACGAGACATGAAATTACATGACGAAGTAATGAAAGTTAACCAACCCCAGGATGAAGAAGGTAATCCCAATGAAGAATATGATGCCGCTGCCGCCGCAAAATTAGCCATTGAACGTAGAGCATTAGAACGTTTAGAAAGGGACAGAGAGACTGTATATAATAAACTATGCGTGGAACGAAGTGATGATGACCTCGTTCAATACTTCACCAATTTAGCAAATTATCAAGAACAAGTTGAGGCCCATGCTGAAGATGAAGAACAGCCGGAACCACAATATGATGCACAATATGACATTGATAACTGGCATGACATACTTGTTAATCTAACTGATGTTATTTATTACCTCACGGATGATGATCTATACAACGTTAATGATTATTTAAATGATGGGACAACTATGGTGGGCACCCTACATGTACCTAAGGCAATTACAACTGAACCACAATATATCCGATATGGCGAATATATAGAGGGCACAGTCAACATCTACGAAGATACACCTAAAGATGAGATAGTTGGGGAGCAAGCAATGATGCCACTTACTCACACTGTTATGGCCATGAAGATGAACGGCAACAAAAATGCATACTACCACAAAATACGTTTTCCCGAGTTAGCCAATGTTGATAGCTATCTCATACCTGCCACACAAAATCGTGATTATATTCTGAAAATACACGTACTACAACGTATAGATGCAGGAGCTACATATTACGTACGTTTCGCAATTGATAAACATACCATCGGACAACAACCTGAGAATCGTATGCATCTCTTCATACCCGATGGTCTAATACACACTAGCCAGCATGGGCAACATAGGAAATACAAGGCAGATGTGATTAGGCAGTACAATGACCGTAGAAGGGGAAATATAGCAGAAGTGGCAGAAGCATACAATTATGAATATAACGTACCCCCACAATATAATTTAACAGTAGATAAAATAAAAACTCAATGCGATATAATTACAAAACCAGAGAAGAGGACTGTCATAGATAGGCATAATAAGGATTACTACGCATACTACAGGAAAGATGGGAGATTCTTTAACTTTAGCGTCAACTTTAAGATGGACGTCAATTTCACACGTGACTTTACAATTAAAAAGATTGACCCTAAATTAATATCAAGGGCTACTGTGAAACTTATTAATATGCCAAAGATTGATAAAGCCAATTTAGTCACAGTTATCAACTTTATTAACAAAGACGCCCCTGAATTACAAATAAATGAAGCTGTAATACCACTAGTAGCAAAACTGCTCGAGGATTTACTAAGTGCAGAAAAGAAACTATATATATTAGATAAATGGAAAACTACAGAATTAATAAATAAATTTAAGACCAATGACATAAAAATGAAACCTGAATCATTATGGCAAGCAATTAAGAATAAGTGTGCATGTGAGTACATAGAGATGAAAATAAAAGATATATTAAAAATAAATGAAGACTACGAAGACATGAATCCCTTACAGGATTTTTAAAGAGGGCCCACCTCAAAAATATTGCGTTCGAAGAAAAATACCGACGCAAATTATATGAAGGATTAACACTCACCAATAATCTCATTAAACATGCATCTGCACCATTAATAGAAAATGGACGACACCCACACACTGATTATAACGGATTACAACGAATAAAAATTAAAATAATAGACCCAAAATTGAGACAAGATATAGGCACAACCTACGATGATTTCAATAAACTGGATCTACATAATATACGATGCCAATGCCCTCATAAAGATAAGTTCATGAAACTTTTTGAAACTGAGCTCGAAGATAATAATGAAGCTATGTGTTGGACTGCATGTAGACACACCACGCTGGCAGCAGCAAAAAGACAAATGAAAGGAGCACCCACACCAGATGAAGGCGTTGCCTATGACTTCGTAAATCACTCACTGAATATAATAGATAAAGAGATTGGTCAGGAGTTATCACAATTCAAATACTCTGTTAAAGACTGGTATCATCACTTATCTAGTAAAAAGCAAAAACAATTACGGCCTGCACTAAAATATTATAAAGGTGATACACATGAATTAAGTAAGTATGAACTGAAACAATTATCAAATTTCAAGTATACTGGTATACTCAAAGAGGAGCTACAGAAAATGGATGGAAAACCTAGAAATGTTTGTGCAATACCCCAACGAACTAAGTACATAATGGGACCAGCTACATGGGCATTGGAAGATATTTGTGCACACAAGCTAAATGCATACTGTGGTAATAAAAATTTAACTCAAATGGAGAAAATGATCAACAACTACCTGAGTTTAGGATTCACCAAAGTTGTTGAAGGTGATGGTTCAGCATTTGATAACACACAGGATGTCTCATTAAAAGAATTAGATAGACAGATATATAAGAGAATAGCCGACAAAATATATCATGTACCAAAGCAGGACTTTCTTAATGTTGCAACTGCCCTTACAAAAACTATGCAAATTGAAGAAATTAAGAACGGACGTCGTAATGTGCTCCTTGAATATACTGTATTAGGAACTGTGTTTTCTGGCGACTGTGACACAACACTCATGAATACAATTAGAATGGCTATGTACAATCGATATGTAAATGACAAAGCAGGCTTAGAGTACGGTAAAGACTATGTGTGTTTTTCTAAAGGTGATGACTTCACAGTCATGTACAAACCATATGTGGATGATGACTACATACACAGACTATATTATGCATACTTCTTACCAGCAAATCCAAATCCTGATCAACCAGATACACGTATATATGGATTGGGGCAAGTATTAAAATTCTTGACAATAGGTGCAGCCGATACACTTACATTTTGTAGTTTAAGGGCTTGGTGGAGAAATGCAAATGAGGACAGTATCTACTTAACACGAAACCCGGAAAAATACTTTAATTTAGCCAAGTATTCACGTAAAGCAAAGAATTATAATTATCGACAATTAGCACAGTATGCATTAGATCAAGAAATCGCACTTCGAAAAACTTATGCAAACATATCTATATTCTCTTATATGGCGGATCAATATCATCTATTCGCAGAAAAAATTATGCACAGAATTAATATCACGTATCAGCAGTTGCAACAATATAATTCACGTAGACTCAATCAGATCATAAAAGACAAAACAATCGTGGATAGTGAAATGGAACAATATATGGACGAACTGGAGCAGCAGTACCCTGAAAATGTACGACATGACATAATAATGGAGCAAATTAATGGTGATTATTGGGAATATATGAAACAACAAATGGAGCAACATGACGAACAATTAACAGAATGTGAAGCTAAATACATAAGTCAGCAAATAGATTTGGAGTTTATGCCAGAATATCTAAAAAGCATGATTGATGAGAGGTGGGCCCAGTAAAATGAACACTAATAGTAATAATAAGAATAATAATAACAATAATAACAGTAATGCAATAACGCGACGTAATAGGAATACACGTAATCAAAGACGCAATCGTAATATTAGACGGGCTCGAATATCAGCAATTAGGAATAATAATAGACGCAGAAATCGTAACAGAATGGCAGCAGCCTATACCAAGAATATCCCAAAAACATTTAATACAATGCAATTAAGTGGCACCTCAGCAATTGTGTCAGGTACAGACCTTATATATAAAATACCAACACAGTTAAATGGTGATGCAACAACTTCAGTAATCACTATGATACCTGCAAACCCAGCTTACTGGACCGGAACCAGAATATCAGCAATAGCACAAGGTTATCAGAACTACAGACCACTTAACTTCAAGGTCCATTACATACCACAATGTGCAGTAACACAGCAAGGCAATGTGCTAGCTGGAACTCTCTGGAATGAGGTACCTACTGACGATAATCTACAACAAACATTGAAAACATCCAATGGGGGTACCCTAACCCAGTGTTACAAACCAGCAACATCAACAGTCAGAATGAAGACAAATTTACAGTATAACTTATACCGTATGGGTGGTGCAATTGACCAAGAGTCTAACCCATTCATATTCATAGCACTTCAGATAGGCTGCACAGATGCAAATTCGCAACCCATAATACCAGGGTATTTTTATATAACTTACAAATATATATTGAAGAATCCCATTGGAACTGGTATTATGTACCAAAACAAAGGCAGAACAACATTGGATAATAATTTTCAAGTACTTAACAACAGTAGCGCATATACATTAAAACAGCAAACATTAAATGGTGTGATTATACCAACAGGTACTAGGCTAGACATTGAAAAACAGCAAAATGGAGCAGTAGAAGTATATTATAATGGTACATACTTGGTAACAATAACAGAACAACAATCACTCACACCAGTATGGATACTACAAAATCAACCCAACATAACTGCAATACAGCTACGACAAGCACCATCCTCAAAGATACCAATATACTATGACAACTCAGTGGTAGCAGTATTAGGCAACATAACATTACAAACCAGAGTACCTATGTCATATGAAACAAACAATTATATAGTGACTTTCATTAATATCGGAGATACAGCTACAGTGACTGTCGAACCTAACACAAAATTTTATTATACCAGTGAATTTAACACTTTCGGACAGTTAACCTTTTCAGAAAATAACACGCTGATATTTGAGGCTGATAAACAGTACTTTGAACTAATACTCGGAGACTACCCACGAAAAATCAATCCTAATACCATAGCAAGAAAGATAGAACAGGAAAACATACGTAAGGCACTAGACACGGTAACCGATATTGCACAATCACTTGACAATAATATTGATTTGGAAGATGAAAAGCAAGTTAATGATGAGTAAGACCCAAAAACTGACGTACTGTGGTCCTAAAGGAAGTAGCAGTCTGCAGTAGTGACTGTTCTCCCCTCGGTTGGCACATTAAA